ATTCTAATTTAATTCCATGAGAATTTAAACTACAATTAAGCTGTAACTGACCACCAGTACCACTTGATGTTCCATCACCTTTTATTGATAGACCAGCACTTGAAGAACTTGAAACAAAATTTGTTTTTGCATTTGTAACTGTACTATCACTTGGTGTTCCAATATCTAAAACATTACCTAATACCATAATAAAATCTATTGTATCTGCTGAAGATAATGTGCCACTAGAAGGCAGAAAAGTTATTGTTGAACCCGAAACACTAAAAGCTGTGTTTGGGGCTTGTATAACGCCATTTAAGCTAACAATCATATGATTAGCTGATTCGGGTGTAAATGCTACACCACCATTTAATAAATTATATGTATTTGTACTTGAAGCTGTAATTGCATCTAGCACTACATAATTGCCCTGTTGTGGTGATTTGCCTATATATGCCATTTATTGTCCTATAAGTGCATTAATTTCTTCATCATCTAAACCTAAATCTTTAAGTTTTAACTTTGCTGATTTCTTTTTTTCTATCTTAGTTATTTCTGCTTTTTCTAATTCAGTTTTTTTATCTTGAATTTGTTTCCATGTAACACCAAAATCTGTTTCTTTAGAACTTAATATGGCTCTGCCATTTTTATCTTCTCCTAGTGATTTCTTAAACATAGATTTAAATTCAGTTTCATTTGTAGGCTCTCCAAAAATTGCCCATTCTTTAATGCCCAATTCATGTAATGCTTCTTGTATTGTTGCCATTTTTTTTAACCTAATATTTCTTGTAACACCATTGTTGAATTATGATTTAAATAAGCTGTTCCACCATTAAATGCTTTAAAATCTGTTTTATAAGTAACTTGACTTGTTGTGTTTGGAGAATCTAATATAATAACTGGATATCCATCATGGTTGTAAGCACCTGCTACCCAAAAAGCTAAGTCATCACTCCTACCACCACCTATTTGTGTAGAATCTCTAAAACATCTAATATGCACCCCAGTATTATTGGCTGAATTTTGTGCATTATGAACAGCCATTACTAATATTGTACTTGAAGTTGAAGCAGGTGTAATATTAATACTTAGACCACTATCAACATAACTACTTGTTGCAGAAGTTTGTGAACTTGTTGGCGTTTGTGTTAAGACTTGTCCAAGTTTACCTGCACCAGTTATAGTTCCAGTAAAAGCATAATTTGCTGTTAAATCTAATTTTGTATTTCCTACTGCATCATCTGCAATCTTAGCTGTTGTTATAATACCATCTGTAATATCTGATGATGTTAAAGGAACTGTTGCTGGTTGTACTCCGATAAATCCCATATTACACCTATGTAATTTCTAAAATACTTAATGTAGCATCAATTTTTCCAGCTACACTACAATCAATTTTTAAAACATCTGTTGCTTGAACAACAACTTTACCACCCGTTAAAAGTTCTAATGTTGAACCAACTGGTATTGAAACATCTTTTGCTAATAAAACTGTTTCGTTTGTTTCTGTGTCTGATGTATCTGAAACAAGTTGAACATCTACTGTAACTGTTGCTGTGTGAATATTACAAAGTAACAATCCTATTACAACTGTTGTTGTTGAATTGGGTACTGTGTAAAGGGTTAGCGGTGTTCCCGCACTTGCGGGCATTGCCCCATTTGTTTTAACTTTAAATGTATTTGCCATTTATCCCCCTTATCCAAGTGCTATTGCTAAAGGTAGTGCATTTGGGTCTGTTTCCGAAATTGTTCCCGTAACCGACATATTACTTGAAATTGCATTACTACTTATATTAATTTGAAATAATTCAACATTATCTGAACCATCATTTATTTTTACTTTTAAAACTCCGCTTGTGCCATTATCAACCCATATTGTGCCTGTAGTTACCGAACTAGGGGCTGAACTTCCTATATGCGAACTATTAAGAGCAGATAAAATATTGTTAAGTTCAGTTCTAAAACTGCTGAAGCCTTGATTGGCTAAACTTACATCTGATACTTGTGCCATAATATTTTTATACCTTTTTTTTAACTACTTTGCAAACCATAACCTTTAGCAATGTAATCAAAAGTTCTATCAACAGCCCCGCCACTTGAGTTTGCAAAAGCTATTGTAAAGCCATTTACTGTTTTAGAACTTATTGTAAAAACATCACCTGTTGACATATTTTGTGCAGAAATTCCTATCGCTGGAACTGCATAAAATGGATTTGTATATGTAATTGTTTTTGTTCCGCTTGAAGTTTGCAAATCATTCTCCGCAAAAGTTCTTTCTTCCATGTTCAATTTTATATCAATTTGTTTTACATTGCTAGAAGTTTGATTATCGTCATTTGTCAATTTTAATCTAAATTTAGCAAATTTAAATTTAAATGTTGCTGATTGACTAATGTCACCGAAATTTGTGCAATCTGCTAATGATGTTGTTGATGTTGCAATTTGCACCCTATGAAAAGCGTGAATTTGTTCTGTACCATCAAAAGGGGCTTTTGCTGAATCAAAAAACAATGCACCCCGACCACTATCAAACAAATCATAAGGGTTTTCTGCATCAAGTGTAATACTTGGCTCAACATTCCCGTCATATATTTGAGGAAGTGTTAATGAGTTTATAAAATTATAAAACCCTTTAGAATCTCTATTTGAATTATTAAAATTAGGGTTTGATGTTGAATCTGTTCCGCCTAATTCAAAATCACCTGTTGGGCTATCAAAATTTCCAACTGTATCGTCAAAATTTGTAACAGTATCAAGGGTTAAAACAGTATCGCCCGAAGCATCTACTTTTACAGCTAATGGGAAACTTGTGTCCATTTGGTCTAATGCTGTAAATGTATTGGGTATTTCTGAAAAAGTTGATATTTGCTGATATGCTTGTATAGCTGAAATATTGGTTGAAATAATTGTAGCTTCTGCGGAAGTATTTCCGTTTTTATCTACTGCCTTTATTAGATATGAACCTACTCTTGCGGGTACGATTGCATTATCACATTTTCTTCTAGGACATCGAACAAGATTTGTTGAATTTAACCAGTTTGCACCAGTTGTCACATTTTGATATCTAATTTCATAAAAAGAAATATCTAAATCACTATTTGCAGAAGGCGGTGTCCAAGTTAATTTTAAATGGTCTTGTCCATGTAGTTCAACCGCAAAATCTTCAACATTACTAGGGGCATCAACACCACCGATGATAACCCTTGTTGTAGAAATAAATGTGCTTTTTGAACCAATCGTATTTACTGCCCTTGCTCTAACTTGGTATGTTGCACCATCAATAACATTAAGATGTTGATATTCAAGTATTTTTCCAACTGCTATTTCTCTAAATTCATCGCTTACAGCATTACCGCTTGGGTCTAAAGTTTGTTTGATTTGAACTTCGTAGTTATCGACAAATAAATCCGTTGAAGCACCAATAGTTATTAACAATCTTGTTATAACAATTCCGTCTGCATATTCGACTAATTCATCATCTAAAGTCAAACTTGCTGGTGGTAATACACTAAAAGGATTTGGTAAAACTGTATCGGGTATTGTTGGCACTTCTTGTTGTGTTCCAAATGTATAAAAACTATCTTGATGTTCTGAACATTGTAAACTTACTGTATGGTCTGAATTTATAGTCAAACCTTGAACCCTAAATGGCTTTGCTGAAAATGCTGGTGTTGCATGGGTAACATTCACAATATCTCCAATAGACAAGTCAAGGGCTGTAGCGTCTGCTGTGAGCGATATATCTAAACTTGACCTAGACCGCCTTAAAATGATTTCTGCCATTTCTTGGGCTTGATATGGGCTTGTAAACATGGAAAAATCAAACCTACCTTCTAAAAGCAACCCGCCATCTGCTGTTTTCATAGTAGCGTGTTGGTCTGCACTTGCCAAACCAGTTTCGTCTACTGGTGGGAATTGTGCTGTATCTGATTGAAAGTTTTTATCGGGATTTATGAAACTTACAATAACCCTATTATATCTTGAGTTTTTATTCTTACTTTGAATACTAATGCCATTGATAATATTATCTTCAGTTAAAGAAATAGAAGCCGAACCGCTTGTTTCTACTAAAATATTATATACACCCGAACTAAAATCTAAGTATGACCTTGAACCCCTAACAAAGTTTTTCACATTATCTATTGCTTTGACCGATGTATCTACAACAGTATGGCTATCCATCAAATGAATCTGACTTGCACCGCTGAACGGGGTTATATTTGTATCGCAAACATCTGTTGCGGTTTGCCAATCTGCAAAATTACTGTCAAAATAGCTGTTAGGTATACCCATACCAAATCTTTCATTTCTTAAATAATCTAATAGTTGAAGTATTGGATTATCTGAATATTCCCATGTAGTGCTGTCATCTTTTCTGTGACTACCACTTCCGCCTGTAACTGTGCTGTCTAAGTTTGGATTATATATTTTTCTTCCCTCTACAATAGCTTGAACAGTTGGTAATGAACCAAATTTATCAGCGTTCCATTCAAATCGAATTGCTAAATAAGCTAGACCTCTTAATCTGTGGTTGCTTGTCCATGAAGTTAAGGTTGATAATAATGATGAAGCTGTTTGGCTATCTGTTCCATAATGTGGTTCTACAGTTATCAAACTTGAACTATCAAAGAAATTTACATCACTACTTGCGACAGTTCTTTGAACATTGTCTTGTAAATCCCCGCTAAAAGTTACCTCTTTATCATTAACAAATATTTTTGTTATATCGTTTATTTCGCCTTCACTTAAAACAATAGCCATATAAAGATATTGATTATCTGTTCCCGATGTTTGCAAAAATACAACATTACCACCGACTTTTCTTGTTCCGTAAACTATAGGAATATGTGCATTTGCGGTGAATTTATTGACCAAAACACCTTTTGCCTGTTGCTCTGCAAAATTATCACCAAATTCGGGGATATCGGGCATTGGAACAAGCCAACCGATAACATCTTCGACAACATCAACAACAATTTCGACAACATCTTCGATAATATCGACAATGCCATCAATAATATCTCCAACAAATCCGCACATTTAGAGCAATCTCCAGTTACTACCCATATTTTCAAATCCTAGTTTTTTAAATACTGGGTCTATTTGTAAGCCTGTTGTTACTCCCAAAACAATCGGCAATCCATTTGCAATTTTTTTCACGCTTTCAATCATAGTTTTTACAAGTTTATAATTTCTAAAATTTTTCTTTATGTAAATTACATGAATATTTATCATTTGCCCTTTACTGAACCAAAATTCTGATTTGTGAAATATACAACAGCCTATTAGTTCATTTTTGTCTAAATCTTTTAAAAGAATAATTTTTCCCTTTTGTAATATTGTATTAATAAAAGTTGTGAGTTTACCTTTATCAATATCGGGAAAATTTAGGTCTACTAAATCAACTTCTTTAAACTCTACCAATAAATCATAAATGTTTTGAAAATCTTTTTTTTCTGCTTGGTATAAATGCACGCTTGTCATACCCTACCCCATTTAATATCTCTTACAGTAAGGGCAGAAAACTCCATGCCTTTATCTGAACTAAAAAATCTTTTTTGTGAATTATCTGTTGTTGTCCTCCCGCTAGTTTTGGAAAAATTAGCCCAATGTGAAGTAATTGTTAAAACTACACTTGCTGTTTGTGTCGTATCTGTAATTTTAAACTGGTCAATCGTTCCGTAAAAAAGTAAAAAAGGATTGGCTATTAGTGCCATATTTGAATCTAAAAAACCCCTGTATATAAAGACATCATCATTAATAACATTTTCATTTAAAACAAGTGATACATATGTTTGGTCAACACCCGAAAGACTTAATGATAAACTGTTTTTTGTTGGCTGATTTGTTTCACTAATATTTGTTATTCCTCTTAAATGTCCATTTGCTAAATAAGTTCTTGATGAACCCGAAACATTTGAAACAATATTAAAACTTGCATTGGTTAAATAAACAGGTGTGCCAAAACCTAATTCAACTAACATAACAGGTTCAATATTACCTGTTGCTAGTTCTGTTTTTACCGCACTTGATAGACCTCTAGCCACTATAAACTTTCTCGAACATCAAATTCATAAGAAAAAAGTAAATTACCATTTTTATCATTTGAATTTGTGTTAAATTCTTGAACATCACTTGTTAAATATACTGTAAATGGCACACTATCATAAGTGACCGCACTATTGTCCGCTAATGCTTCCCTTAATGGTGGTTCTATTGTTACTGTTGCAGAATTGCTTGAAGAAGTTACATCGTCAACAACCATGTAAACTTTATCATGTGCAAATTTAATAAAATCACCAGCTTTCAATCTACCAGCACCATCACCAGCAAAACCATCTATGGCTATTGTAGTATCTGCAACCGCATGGCTTCCATTGACAAGTAATGTGCCAGTTTCATTTCCTAAAGCATTGAAATAACTGGGAAAAGTAACTGTAAAATTTTCTTTTCTTGACCTTTGTTTCATAATAAAAGCCTGTATCGGGGCAAAATCTGCCCGTGTCATTGGCTGATACTGTATTGTAAAACTAAAATGCTGACCTTGAATTTGCCTTCTAAAAGTTTTGCCACTATCTGTTTCACTAAACAAAGTTTTCTGATTACTTTTAAGATTAATCGCTGTAAAATCTGTGTTTGGTAATGCACCACTCATACTATCGCCACTTTGCCTTTTTCATTAACTGCACTATTTATTAAATTTATTATTGTACCCCTACTATTTACCAGTAATTCATTAAAACCTCTAGCATCTACAGTATTTATATTAAAATTTACTGTAACGGGCTGACTTACTGAATTTAACTTGCTGTTTGGTATAACTGTACTTGGGGCATCGGGAACAACCATTTCTGCACCAGCTTCACCTACCATGTAAGGCTCACCCCTGTTCATTCTACCGCCAAGCCTTCTTCCTTGATATTTTGTTTTAGCAATCGTGGCTATTTGAACCGCACCTAAAGCACCTATTGCAATGGCTAATGGTATATTCGGCAATGCTTTAGCAACACCTCTAGCTGTGGACATTATAGCTTCTGCCAAATTAAAAGCCTTGTTTAATTTAAATGCTTTTTCATTATGTCTTGCCATTTCGGCTAATGCTTCCCTTCCAACCTTAACTGCTAAATCAGTTTTTTGTTCACCTGTTAATTTTTCAACATTTATTTCACCAGCCCTACCAGCTTTTAATAATTGCATAGTTTGTGACATAACTTGTTTTTGAATTTCTAATTCTTTTCGTGCTGTATCGTGTGCAAGTTGTATTTTTTTATCTGCTCTTATTCTATCAAGTTCAGCTTGTAATTCATCATTCTCCATTATTGATTTAATTTTGTCATTATGAAGCTGAGTCATAATATCCATTTCAAGTTTTGCCATTTGTTTTACAGCATCTAATTTTTCTTCATCTATTAATGCTTGTGGCTTGACACTTGGTAAACTGGCATCAATTCCTAAAGCTGTTCCATCTGTGGGTTTTGGTTTTGCATTTTTTAAAGCATCAAGGGCTTTTGCTTGTAATATAATTGCATCTGTATGTTTGCCCGTTTCGACAATTATTCTTTTAATTCCAGCTTCTTCCATAGCACGGGCTGTTTCAGCATCTTTTATTTTTTGAATTTGTAAGTCTATAAATTTCACTTGGTTTTTTAAAGTATTGCTTACAACATTTCCGCTTTTTGCTAATTGTTCATCTAATAATTTTTTTCTTCTTAACAAATCATTTAATGTATTTGTTGGTTTTACACCTTTTGCCATTGCATCATTCATTAATAAAATAGCGGTAGAAATACCAACAAAAGCCCCAATAATTGATGTTCTTGCAACTGTTCCAAAAGCTAATAAAGCTATCCTTGCTTTTCCTATCGCTACTGCTAAATTAAGAAAAGCGGTTGCAATTTTACCGACTACTATCGCTATACCAAGTGCCTTTAATATTTCAAAGTTATCTTTAATAAATCTTACTGCTTCACCAGCTTTTATAACTGCTGTGGATAAACCTTCACCAATAGATTTCGCAATGTCATCAATAGTTTTTTGATTGTCCTCAAGGGCTTTATCTAATGCCCCAAATTCTCTTTTTAATCCTACAAAGAATTGTTCAGCCACAACTTTTTGAAAGTTAAAAAACTTATCGCCAATCATTGAAAGTCTGCCTTCTAATGTATTGGCTAAGTCACTTGTAGCGTTTGCAAACCTACCATTTGCACCAAAAACCCTTCTAAATGCTTCGGCTGTTTCTTCTGCTGTTACTGTTGCACCAGCTTTAAATCCAAGTAAATCTCTAACACCTCTTTCACGAAAAATATCGGCACTAGCCACACCAGCAGAAAAAGACCTTTGAATTTGTTCGGCTGTAGTTCTAAAATCTAAACCAGTAACAGAAGCAACTCTTCCTGTAATCTGAAGCATTTCTTGAAGTTCTTCTGCATTTTTACTTACTACAGCTAGATTACCCGCCCCCTGTTGGATTTGCTGTAAACTAAAAGGTACTTTAGAAGCAAACTTAGCCATGACATCAAAAGCCTTCGCACCTTCATCGACACTTCCAAACAAAAATTTTAATCTGATTTGTAAAGATTCAACTTGTTTACCAACATCAACAAAAGATTTAATTGCAACCCCAGCACCTAATCCTATAAGTGCATTTCGCAAATTAAATACTGCATTTTTCATTTTGTCGACATTCGTTGTCGCACTTTGCATAGCTTGTCGGGTTTTATCCTTCGCTATGATGTCAATATTTACTTGTTTACTTGCCATTTATCTTGCCTGTGCCAATCTCATTTCTCGTTCTCTTTCTTCGTTTTGAATTTCATAATATGCTATCCACATATAAAATTCACTTACTGGCATTTGCAAGATTTCGGAAACTGTTTTATGTAATCTTTCGGCTAAACTAAAAATATTGTGAAGTTCATTATCGTTCTTCAGTTTTTTTTATAGTCATCAACATCGGTGTTTCCTGTTCCCATTATTTTTGTAGCAACTTCTGCAATAATGTTTGTGTCTGCTTTTTTCTTGAAACTTAAAGCATCACTTGCATTAAACATTAACTCACCATCTTTTGTTAAAGCCTTTGTAATAATTACATCAATCAAAACTAACAAATCAGTATTAGTGGCACCTTTAAACAATTTTTGCTTTTCCATCATGTTAAAAGGTTTGGTATGGATAGCCATATCACCTACCAAGCCCCATTCGGGGACTTCTATAATTTGTGTTTCTAGGCTATTAAAATGGTCACGAACACCACTAAAATAATCAATCTTGTTATCTGCCATGTTTAACTCTTAAATTAAACTGTGCCGATTGTAAGACCACCCGTGCCTTGAATATTAACAGTTCTAGTTATTACACCATCTAAAGGTACACCAACTGACATTCCAGTTACGATACCTGTGCCACTAAATTTTCTATCGCCACTTTCATTGCCTTCGGGCAAAAATGCAAATGTTAATTCAGAACCCTGTACCATTGTTGTCTGACCAGTATCGGTTTCATCAAAATTCATTTCAATCGTGGCGGTAAATGTACCCCTTCCGACTAAAAAAGATTTCATTGAATTACCTAATGCGGTATCTTCAACAACATCGTGTGTAGTATCAACTGTAAATCCAGTTGCATTGCCAAGTGTCGTTCCACCAATAGTAACAACACCCTCTTTTCCGTGATGTGTAGCCATGCTTTACTCCTTTTCTTCTTCTTTTGGTTTTAACATTTTTTCGGATTTCTTTGAAGTATTATTTTGTTCTTTGTACCCAAGATTTTTAAAATGTTCTATGTGGTCTTCTGAACAACGAATAATCATGTCATCTTTTGACATTGTGATTTGTTTTGCCATTATGCACTCCCTCTTGTAAATTCATATATTACTCTAACAGTTATTCTTACCCCGCCATAGGGATAAATTGTCCCTTCGTCTGTTGTTGCTTCAATTATCTGTGTATCAATAGCGTTTCCGTTTCTTGTTACATCATTATCAAGTGTTTCTTCGATAACCTCAATAATTTGGTTTCTAACTGTATCAATATTGCTTGTTGTGCCTTTTCCAAAAGCAACAATCAAAAAATCTAATGTACCTTTGTAAGTTCCAGCACCAGTATCACCTATGCTAGACACTTCCCTTGTTTCGTCACCCGATTGCACAAATAAGGCTGGAAATTGTGCATCACTTAATTCTTCAACTTCAAAAGGTTCTCTTGTAATTTTTTTAAACTCGATAGGGCTGGTAACTGCATCAAGTTTTGTAATTATATCACCAGCTATGTTTTCTCTTTTGCTCATAATCTCATTTCTTTAAAATAAAACTTTGAAAATTCAGCTTTTATTTTGAGTTCTTCTTTATCTCCAATGGAAAAAAATGGTCGTGTAATTTTTCTTCTACCAACACCGAAAGTATCGTGAAAAGAAGCAATTTTTGCTCTTTCCATATTTGAAAAAAACAATGTGCTTTTAAATCCTGTTGTTCTGAAATCTAAACTGCGAAACATTTTGCCCGTGTCTGTAAGGTCAACAAAACCTGTTTGTCTACCCCTCTTTTTTCGGCTTCTGACAGTACCTTTTGCATATGACCGCATTTGACCACCATCGGGTAGTTTTCCAGCCTGTGTACGCTTAGTTATCATCATTACAGCCATGTTTGAAACTCTATTAAGTGATTTAGTAATAACAGCCCTTTGTTTTCTACCAATTCTTTTTAAAAGGTTCGTAACCTCTATTGTGTTAACTTTGGCTTGTGCTTGTATCATCTAACTAATCGTAAATGATGAATTGGTTCTTTTTCACTATCACTTACAGTCCCGCCACCATCTTCATCATATTCAACACCATCTCGTAAAATAGCTTGAAACTCTTCATCATATCTTTTTTGATAAAAGTCTATCTGAACTTGAAATGTGTCTTTACCTTCGCCTGTGTCGGGGTCACGCCATTTCGTTAATTGAGGATAAATATATTTCCATAATGCCAAATAAACAACTGCCAGTTCAAATTGTGCGGGTGTAAGTTTGCTATTTTCCATTTCAACAGATGTTACTTTAGTAATATCCTTGTAACGAACTGTGTGTCTGTATCTTTCCCACCATTCTTCCCTAATTCGCCTTATAACATCATTCTCAGCAAATTGTATTTGGTCAACAAAAGTTGTTATTCCAAATTCTAAAATATCGGGCTGTATCTTTTGCAGATGTGTATTTTGGACACTAAAAACTGTTGAGGACATTATTTATCCTTTTTAGCTGGTTTCGGGGCTGGTTTTTCCTCAATAATAGTTTGGTCTTTTGGCGGGGCTTTTGGCTTGCCTTCGTCTAGCTTCCAACCCCTTCTTGTCCATATATCAATATTGTTTTCATAATCAACTTTAGGTCTTTCGATAACTCTATCGCCTTTTGTAAGTTTTACCTTATCCATAATCTTTCCCTTAATGAAAAGGGGTGGTTTCCCACCCCATAAGTTTTAACTTGCAACTGAGTCTGCTGTTAATTTAACACCATATGTATCGTGTAATTCACCGACACCATAAACTGCTGTTGCAACGATTTCGTCTGCTCTTAATGAAGCATCTCTTTGACTTTCAATCTTTAGGTCTTGCATCATTGCTAAAGCTAAAGCATCTTGGGAAAATACTCCACCAATACTATCGTCTGAACCATCAACAGAAATATTACTTGATTCAAAAATTTGAATACCAGCAATCTGACCAACTAAACCATTTCTCATAGCTTCGTTTGATAATTCTGTATTTAAACCAGCAAATGTATTTGTTAAAGACTTCTTAACATTGAATATTTGCTTCGGGTGAAATACACCATAGTAAGGGGCTGGGGCATTATTTGTCATAAGTTCTGCACTAGCTTCAAACAAGTCTTGAACTGTAAGTTCTTGACCAGCACCACCCGCTTTTTCTGTAGAAAAGCCAGTAAATAATGCTGATAAATCACCATCTATCTTTTTTGCAATAGCTTCCCCAAATAATCTTCCAATATCTCCAGCTACATTTCTTGAAGCTGAATTTCTTGCAAGGTCTGTTAATGTTGTCATAATACCAACTTCTGAAGCTGTTATAGTAACTGATGTTGGATTTACTGCTGTATTACTTAAATCAGTAGCTTCGTTTACTGCTGACGCTGATACCGCTGAATAAATTGGAACTTCAACTGATTTACCACCACCCGCAATAGTGTAGTTTCTGACAAGGTTTCTCATAATTGATTGCTCATTAGCAATGAACAATGCTTCTGCAACTATCTCGGTGTACAACTCCGAAATGGTTGAACTGGTTGTTTCATTAGCCATATATTACTCCTTAAAAAAGCTAAATTATTTGTTTATGTTAATAACTCTAGGCTTGGAATCTCTTTCCGCTTTATATTTGCGGTAGATATCTCTATGCTCTTTGTTACTAAAATCTAAATCCTCAAGTTTAAAAGACGATTTGAGTTCTTGTCTGTCCACATTTGACCTTGTGCCACTACCGCTAGGGGTTGGTGATACAAAGTGCGGGTTCTGTGTCAAAAACTCTTGAACCAGTTCATCGGTTGTAAAGAGTTCCCCATTATTGTTATATCTTGGTAAACCTTTTGAATCAAGTATTTCAACATTTCCAGTTTCATTTAGTTTGATTTGATTTTGTAAAAGTGAAACTACTTGGTCGGGGTTTATTGCTCTGCCTTTTGAAGCAGACGATAACAATGCTTTATTAATCTTTATATCTCTTAATTGGTTTTGTAATTCTTCTTTTTCCCTGTTAAACTCTTGAGTTTTGTTTTTTAGAATTTCCTCAAACTCGCCTTTTTGTATCTTTTGTTTTTCTGCTAATTCTTTTTGTTGTTTTACAGCTAATACAGCTTCATCAAAGTCTTTTACACCCAACCTTTTATTTAATGCACTTCTATCCCTTGCCACTCTGTTTGTAACAATCTCTTGCATTTCTGCTTCTGTAAACATTCTTTCTTTTGGCTTTTCTTCAGTAACTTCGGGCTGTGTAACCTGTTCCTGTTCTTCTGTTTGTTCTACTTTATTTTCTTCTGACATTTATGTCCTCCATTTTACTATTTATATCAAATTTATTGAATTTTTTCAAATCTTTACATCTTCTTTCGGTGTTATTTCAATTTGTGATATTATTTCTTCGATATCATTGATGATTGTATTCTCTTTCAAACTTAAATCCACATACAATTCTCTAATTTGTGCAATATTTTCTTTAGAAAGATTTTCGCCTTTTTCTTGTAAAATTTCTGTTATTTTTTCAAGGGATTTTGTCATCTTTTATTTCCTGTAGTAATTTCAAAAATTCGGGGGCTACTAAATCTTCTTTACCTCTATAATAAAGTGAAAAGTTTTCAACAAACCATTCTTTTGTGTTAGTTGTTCCATAACCCGATGGGCTGTGTTCTTTAATGTTTCTAACTTTATTTAGTCTTTTTTCTAATGGTCTTTCAACTTGTGTCCATTCGGGTTCAAGTCCACTAGCGGGGCTTACCCTAATATCTTTAATTTTGTATTGCTGATGAACATGATGTCCTATTTCATGGTAAAATGTGGCTCTAAACTGGTCTAAATTATTATCTTCAAATGCCTTTGCTGAAAAAGGTCTATTTTTTAAATTATCACCTCTTTTCCAATTAGATTTCTCGGTATAAAGTGATGAACTTGATAATTGATTGAGTTCATTATATTTGTCATTTAATTTAGTTTTCTTTTTTAATAATTGTTCTACTGCTCTTAGTTGAACTAAAGTTATGCCTGTGTTTCTTCTAAATTCAAAATAGGTTTCAGCCCCAACTTCTTTATAAATTTTTTCTAATTGCTTAGTTAAAACATCTTGTTCATCTAAAAGTTTATCAAGTTGTTGTTCTATTTTTTTGCTTCTAGCTTCGTTTACAGCTTTACTTCCAATATTTTTTGAAGTTCTTTTTGCAAATTGAACTTGCATACCCATTGTTCCATCGCCCATATTAGCTAAAAAAGAAGTTGTATTTTTTGAACCTCTTATTCCTCTTATCATAGGCACATTAAATTTTTTACATAATTGTTCTGCTTCGGGCATCAAAGCCAATATCATAGACAAACTATTGTCATCTAATTTTGAACCCGCTAATTTTCCAAAGTCTTCAACTCTTTGTCTTGAGTAATGAACTTTATTTTTATTTAAATATCTGTCATCTTTACTGGCATCATTAAAAATTTTATTTAGTCTTTTTGTAGCTTCATTTGCAGAAACTATTTTAATTGTTTGTTCTGTAACACCTTCACGATTGATAGGTTGAAATATGTCTGTTTCGTCAACAACTGGCGGGGGTGTTGTCGGTTGTACTGGTGTTTCTTCGGGTATTTCATCTGCTTCTTCGCCCCATGCTGGGTCTGTTGGAAGCCAAGTATGTCTGCATCTATAACCACCCCTTACAATAAAAGGGTCACCAGTTGATTTACCTTGCCAAGACCTTCTGTTCCACATTTCTCGTATTTGTTCTTCTGTGAGTGTCCTGTTAAGCATACCAACACAAAATTCTCTACTATCTCGAACTAAAGTTCCTGTATATGTAAAATGAGTAAGCCCAGCTTCTTTTGCTTTTGCGACTGTAAATTGTCCGTGAAATTGCATTACAGAATCATGGGCTATCTGACTTGCATATCTTCTTAAATTGTTTCCAGCCCTATCACTTGCATATTGTGTGTGTAATTTTCTGACCGCTTCTTCTACCTGTGCTTTTTTTGCATTATCAAATTTATTTTCATTTATAAAATCAACCAGTTCATTAATTTCTGCACTATTTGAGGATTTATAAACCCCGTTTATATGTGACCTAATATTGCTGACCATATCTTCAAAAGGTCTACCAGCTATTGTACTTTGGTAAACTTCATCATTAATCACTTTGAGAAATCTTTCTGCAATGTCCTCAAATCCGCTAAATGATTGATATTTAAGGGCATTTATAGTTCTAAGGTCAACTTCTGTAAGGCTTTTGAATTTACTTGGGATTGGCATTTCACCAAATCTATCTAAAACTTCTTTGGCTATTTTGTTATATTCTTGATTTATAATTGTGTCTGCTTCATCTAAAAAACTTTCATCAATTAGTTTTTTTATAGCTGGTCGTAATTGAATAGCTAATCTTTGTGAAACCAGTTGCCCTTTTGTTGCTCTTGTAACTTCTTTGACAACATCTTCTTCAAGTTTATATAAAACATTGATTATTCTTTCTTCATGCTGGTCTGCTAGTTTTTCTAAAATTTTTGACATGAATTATAATGTGGAACTTTTTTTCCATGCCCTAATAGACCAAAATGCGGGTGATAAAGACTTCTGACCTTTGACCTTTTTTAGAACTCCGCCCATTCTAGCCAAAAACGATTTTTGCCTTGCTGGTATATTCTTTTTAATCGACATACCCCTTGCACCATAAGTAACTTTCTTAATCTTGCCTGTTGCCTTATTTCTGACATAAACACCAAACTTTTTATTTTTAGATTCGTCTGGTGATAATCTAAAAGGTTTATTTAATTTTACTTCCTTGCCCCGATACTTCGCCATTTTTTAACCTATCGTTAATAATTGTTTTACAGATTGGACATTTCCAAACCTTTTTAATCACTTCCTTCAAAGCAACCTTGCACCTAATACAAAGTTTAACCAAACTTATTTCTTTTTCCTTTTTACTGCTGAACGAATAATCTCTTTATCAAATGTTGCCCGTCTACCCAGTTTAATTAGTTTGTTTACCCTCGCCATAGCCCATTGTTGCATACCTATTCTTGGTCTACTTCCAGCACTTAAAAAAGCACCTTGCCCTTTTCTGTAACTTCTTTTCAAATCCGTTAAATTAAATAATTTAGATTTCTTTGCTTTTGCTTTAAGATTTGCGACTACTTTTGCTGATAAAGGTTTCCTTCTTACTGCCATTATGTCCTTGTCCTTCGCTTTAATAAGTTTCTAGGTATTCTTAAACCAGCACGATACAAAGAACTTACTTGTTTAATTAAACTAGCCCTAGCCCTTCTTTTTGCACCCTTTAAGCCCGAAAGATATTTTTTAGGTATCTTCGTTTCTTTGTCTTTGGGTACTCGTCTAACTTTCCGCTTCTTCCTCGCCAACTGTTTGACCTTCCACTTCTGTTGTTTGAAACTGCCCTCTTACTGCTCTTGTTGCATCAATTTCATCATTAATAGTTCTGATTGTTTCACTATCATCAATGACCGCTTCTGCAATTTGCTTATCAAGTTCTTTATTAAATGTTTCTGATTTAATGCCACTAGCTTTTGCCATTTGTAAATATTGTAAATCATTAGCCCAATCACGAATATCAAATGTATCGGGGTAATTAACTTGACCATTCCATTGTTTATCTTGCCATGTGGCAAACAATGACCATATCTGCATTTCTGCATTTTCTAAGTAATCTGCTTTTTCTGATAATCGTGCATTTAAAAGCTGAAATTCTGTTTGTAAGGCTATACCACTTGCAATCTGTTGTCCTGTAGCCCTCACGCTTCCCATGTGTGTAATGCGGTCTATGGCATCAACTTTCATTTGTATACATTTCATAATCCCGTCTAGGTTTTGACCGCTAGGCTGGATAATATAAGGCTTTAAACTAGCTTCTAAATCTTCGGGTATTTCAATAATAGAACCAGCACCCGCACTTGCTTCGACATTCGGTGTTTTTACTAAACTTGGGTGATTTGATAATCTGATTAACTGTTCTTTCTCGGAATAATCATTATAAATAGATTGCTGTAAATAAGCGACATCTGCTAAATCACTTATCCCGATAGGTCTTTTATGTCCTCTGAGGTTGTAGACATTTACTGCTGGAATTCTGCCTATCGGGTTTGCAATTTCTTCAAGTAGTTTTGCACTACCTTCTTCATACTCTTTTTCGTATTCTTCAACTTCGTATGTACTTATTAATTCTTCTGTAAATACTTTTACGATTGCCCGTTCTGCATTTATATCTTCAATTACAACTAAATAATCTAAATAAAACCTACCGCTTGAAGCCCTTGCATAATTCCAATCGACAACATTTTCGGGGGTAAGAATAGAAATATAAGGTCGAATATCCTGTGCTAATTCTTCTGCTCTAGTCTTTGTTACAGTTTGTGGCTTATCGACAATAACCCAGCAATTACCATAAATACTAGCGTTCATTTGAACTTCCCGCATTACAGTATTAAAGTTTCTTCCGTCTAAATCTGCATCATCTAAAAAAGATAACAATGATTCATCACCATCTAAATCGCCATAATCTCGTGTTGGCGGTACTCTCCAAAGAAAGCTGGTGTATATCTGAACAACATTTTTACAATGATTATCAACAGGTGTATGTTTAACCCTTGCATCATATTCTTCGGGGCTTTCTAAAATATATCTGTTTAAATACATTCCATTTTTGTAATCATTACCGCCTAAATAACTTCTTATGTAAAATTCCCAATTTGCTATATTGGCTTCCCATAATTCATGTTTTTGCTGTAATTGTTTTCTGTTCATTAACTCCACCTTTGCGGTTGGCTAGGCACAAAGTTTCTTCGCAATGGAAATAAATATTCCACTAAGTAACCCAAGGCATCGTTCATGTGGTCGAAACCGCTGTCTTTATCGGGCTGTGTTGTGCCTTCCTTATAAATTTGTCTTTCCAAACTTTTAATAACATTTTTACATGATTTTACAACAAACAAAGAATTTTTTCCATTAACATTTTTTAATTTAGAATTTACTGCATTTATTCGGTTTCTGACTAAAGGGGCTGTGTTTCTTGTCCTTACACTAAACCCAGCATTTTTAAGTATAGCCAAATCTGTAACACCACCCGCAGAAGTCTTTCTTTGTCTTGCACTAGGGTCGGGATAAACAGCTATCTGTTTGTTTTTGTATCTGTTTCTAATTTCTTCACACATTTCATTCGTATTACTACTGTATATCTGTATTTCATCTATTACAATTATTTTATCATGCTGAACAATACAAACAACACCGCACATTGGGTCAATATTAAAGTCTAAACCAATGTGATAAATAGGGCTATCGCTAGTATATTTTTCTAAAATGTTTTTTTCTCGATTAAAGTTGTAATAAATCATTCCCGAATAATTAACAAATGTTGCTTCATATTCTTGCTGAAATGTTCTTAAATCTAAATCTTGTTTTGCTTGTTCTATTTCTTCTTGTGGAACTTGTCCGCCTTCTAGTGTGGTGTATTTAAACGATGACCATTCATTGTTCATTTCACCCATTTTAAATAATTCATATGACCAGTTTCCAAACCCTCTTGGGCTTCCGCAAAATAAAGCATGACCATTTGTATCTGATAATGTTGGTCTAAGCACTTCAAACCAAGCTGTTTTATTAATATCCGAAAATTCATCACAAACAATAAAATCAAGCCCAACACCTCTAAGTGATTGTTCATTATCGCTTCCCCGAAGTGTAATCTGTGAATTATTTCTAAGTGTAATTGTAAGGTCACTATGATTTATTGTTTTAACCCATTTGTGATATATCATTTTTTCTTTTAATACACCCCAGCAAATCGCCTTTGCTTGTCTATAGCTGGGGGCAACATACCAAACTTTCTTCTTGGGCTGTGAAGCAAACTTAGCTATTTCATTGATTGCTAAATATGTTTTGCCAAACCTTCTGCCTGTAATCAAAACCCGAAATCTTGATGGATTATTAATAACTTTCTTTTGTGGTTCTGTAAGTGGCATTAATCATTAGACCATGTTAAAGGTTCTTCTAATTGGTTTTCTTCTAATCTATCTTGCTGACCTAATATGTTCTTGCCCAAGAATATAAGCATCGACACATTTCCCTTTTCTGCTGACTTCCATTGTAGTTGTCTTAATCTCATTTTCTGTTCTGCTCTACCTTTTGTAAGATATTCCGAATAACTCTTTTCTAAAAGGTCTGCTGAACAACCAAAAAAGTCTGCCATTTCTTTATTTGTACAGCCAAACTTCGCTAATTTTTGTAATTGTTTTGTATCAATATGGTATTTCTTTGGTCTTGCCATGTCCTTTTAACCCTAAGTGTAGGTAATTAGAATTTATCTAGTATTTACACAAAAATCTACTTTTTTATTAAAAACCTAGCTTTAAATCTTGATTTAAGAGGTTTCTAGGGGGTGTAAACAAGTCTTCGGGTATGTTAGTACCCCCTAAAATAACATTTCTATCTGATTATTATTATCGGCTATTATGCCTTTTGGATTATTAATATCGATTATTTGTTTCTGCATTGTCTTATAAAGTAATGGATTAACTATTTTTAAACATTCCATAAGTTCTTCATATTTAGCATCTACTTCGGCTTGTTGTTCTTTTGTCAATCCATTATCGTACTTCATAAGTTCCCATCATTACTTTGACTAGATTTTCCATTGTTTTTTTCTCATACTTTTTAAATTGTTTCATAGAAATATTATAAGACTTACATAAATGTTCTATAGAATACTTACTTGTAAATTTTAATCTGTTTTTTAATATTAATGCTTTACTGCATCTTTCTTCAAGTGTCATAATTTATTTACCTCTATACATTCACCCATAACAATATTGTGATATGGTGGTACTTCTTTAGCACGATAATATATCAATCGCATTTGACACTCTTTTTTTGTTTCAAACTTCCAATCAAACATATGAGTAAAACAGGCTTGTTTGGCTTCTCCATTTGCTATCCAAGCTGAACAGATTAATGCTATTGCTTTAAACATTACACCCAACCCTTCATGTCTAAATAAAGTTCTGCTTCTTGTTTTGTGAACTCACCTTCTTTTATGGCTCTTAAAACATCGCTTGGGTTTTGTCTTGCTGATGTAACAATAAAACGTTTTGTTATTTTTTTATCTATACATTCTTTGAAACCTTTTAACCTCAAATCATACATATCAACCTTTTCTGTATTGTTTGATGGTATTTCATCTAAATATTTTTTGTCTGATAACCAATATGCGGGGTGTTTTGCATATTGTTTGTCTGTTACAGAATCATAATATTTGTTAAACAATTCGCAAAGTTCAGTTGGTTTATTATGCCATTCTTTATCAAGTTTACCAAAGTTTTTTTCGGCTCTACCTTTACTGACCTTATATTTTATCTTTTCCCAAAATATACTAAAATTATTGGTTTTGGTATTAGGTAAGGGTAAGGGGTTAGGGTTAGGGGGCTTTCTGTTAGCTTTTATGCTAGGTTCTATGCTAGGTTTTTTTGGTCTACCACCCAGCTTTCCATTTTTCCTAGACGCTTCCCTTCTATTTGTAATGTAAAGATATTCCTGTAATTGTCTTTCATTTTGATAAATACCATTTACCTCAACAAAAAACTCTTTTATCACCTCATCACAAGCTAATTTTTCTTCTTCTGTGACACACATTGCTATACGATGATATGTATTGGCATTGTTTGGTATACCTTGACAACCCTTGTTCCAATTCCAACACAATAATCGAACATAACAGCCAATAGAAACATTAGTACAATGTGCTGTTCCAGCAATAAAATCATCTGTGAACAGATACCAAGCCTTTAATTTTTCTCTTGGTTTTGAATTTTCCTCTATAAACATAATCACTCCAATCTCATTAGTTTATTAATAGCCCCAAACCTCTTTTCTTGCATTTAGGACAGTTTCCTCTTTCCAAATCCAGTTATCGGGATTAGGGATTAAAATATCCCTTACATCTTCTTTATTATCAACCATTTTAAGAAAATTTGCCATTGCTTTTACTGCATGAATACAAATAGACATTGGTGTTTGATAATCCTCAACAGATAGGTTTGTAAATTCTGCACCTTTAGTTTTTGTTGGTGTTTTCAAATACCATAAAGATTGTCTTGCATTTGTACCTTTAAAATAAACTGCTTGTTGCATGGCATGGGATATTGAAACTTCTTTTGGTAAATTTTTAGATGTTTTCAAATCTATATAAAAATCTTCTTTTGTGTTTTTATCCTCGAAATGAAAGTCTGTATAACCGATAAAAGGTATTCCCTCGATATCAAGTTGAACCTTTTTTTGATAATCTAAAAGTTCCCAGCGGAAAGCATAGTTTTGAAATGTCCTAGCCCCTAATTCTAACAATGGTACTAAATTTTCTCTTTCATCGTCAATTTTTGGGTCTGTAATACGACTACAATTTTCATTGTATTCATCAATCATTTTTTTACTAGCTTCTTCAACTGATATTCCGTTTAAAACCATATTTAAACCGCTTTCAACCGCACTTCCTCTTTCTGCTGAAGCACTTGTTGGGAATTGATAGCCAAATATTCTTCTTAAAGCCCATCTTTCCCTATAGAAAGCAAATTCGTTTAAATGACTAAAAGACAAGGGCAACAA